TACAGGATGGTGAATACTGGAGGCAGTATATTAAAAATGATGATGTTGCAGAAGCGACTGATTGGATAGGTTCGGCAAAAACTCACGCACCTGATCACCTCTTTAGTGACGGATCAATTTCCGAAATCGTGAAGTGGGCACTATCAGCACATTCAGGTGATTCTAAGAGAGCACTAGCCTCATTGAGTTTCTTCTTGAATCGCAATAGTAATATATCATCAAGAATTGTTGCCAAAGTTGAGGCTGCCAAGGACATCATCAAGCGAGATGCTGAACTAGCTCAATTGAAGTAACCATCTCTCAAAATACCATCGGCATATCATCATAGTCATCAGTACTATCGGTAATCTCATCATCTAACTCACCAACTTCATACAGTGTTTGAAATGCGTCTGGGTCATAAGACGACATCTGTTTGAGCACTCTACATATCAACAACCAGGTACTGATACAGTCATCAGTACTCCCTGTCTGTGCAGCATAACTACCCTTCGTCTGTATGTACGTTTTAATTTCGCGGATAATATCAGCGCTCTTCATACCCAACTTACCAGCTTCTGTCATTTCCTTAAAAACCTTACAGGCTTGGAGTTTGGTACGAGCATTTGTATTCATACCTATTTGTCGTCCATCATCACTAACGATCGAGACATTCTCAGGCAACTTCTCATCAGTTTCGAATAGCGTTATGATACCCTCACCGACCCCATTGTTCTCGACTGTAAAATGCACCTCCCAACCTGCATCGTCCGCCTTTTTCCAGATGTACCGTAGTATTTTGTATATGTCGCCTGTTGCGCTGATATTGGAGCGAAACTCCATCATCTGCTCAAGAGTTGGATACTCAACTACTGTCACTACTGTATAGTCCCCACCCAAACCCTTACTTGGGTCACAAGTAACAATACACTGCTTGTTATACTCCTTCGTTGGTGGAGGATTGTTGTATTGTTCAGCGTAGCTATAGTTGTTAAGATTTGTATCACGATTAATAGGAAGGGCACGCGCTTGGTAATCTTTTTCGAAATTCTTCCAAATTTTGATTCCGTGATTTGTATCGATGGGTTCCATTGATTTCAGCGTCTGTGCAAAAATACTGGAGATCAGGAGTGGTTCAGATGATAAAAAACGGCACTCAAACTCCTGTTGCCACACCAACAAGCCATTCTTGGATATTTCACGCTCTTTAAACGCTTCGTCGCGCCCTGGTACTTGATTCCACTCAATGGCATGCGACACAAACCCATTTGTGCCAGCCTCGGCACCTCGCCACAGTGTAGCAAACAGATCTGCATCACCGTTTGGTGTAGATGTGATGAATAGCTTACCACCAGTCGCCAGAGTAGGTGAAATCGAAGCCCACATCAACTCCTGAACTCTAGGTGGCACGAACCCAACCTCATCCAGATATAGGATCGAAAAAGAACCACCTCGACCAGTCGTCTCGCTAGTAGCATCACTTTCAATTCGACATCCATTATCAAACTTCAAACTCAGTGCATTCCACCCATCATCCTTAACCCCTGGCTTCAACCACATTGGCAGGTGCTCGTACATGTACTTGATACGAGTAATCATGGCTCGTGAGTTTTTGTGCTTATTACTCGCGATTAGTACAGTCTTGTCCTTGCGGAAAATAGAGAACCAAAACAAATATGCGCAACTGCTCTCAGAATTGTGTGTGAGTATTAACTCAGTCCCAGCACAAAATAGATGATCATGAGCAGCAACAGAAATACACTTAGACTGGAAGTTTGTTCCTAGCTCTGTTATACCAACTATTGTCCTACTGTTGGAATACCTAGCATGAGGGGCACTAATTCGCTGGCGGCGCAACTTGTGTGGAATCCTGAACGCATCAAATTGATCTCGTGTGATAATAAAGGATAGTCTGGTGCTGTTTGTCTGCTCGAATTCCTTAGTACTGACCTTAATGCCCAAACTTTCTATTAGTTGTTTGACGTCTGATATTAGAGTTGTGTTTTTTCTGGTTAACTGAATTGCTAGTTCAGAACCAGTGGAATTGATAAACCCATCTGTGTCCATTAATCCTTGTAGTAGCGCAATCCTATCAGAAATATGTGCCTGCTTATAACTATCTGGAATACATTTGCTTTTTACGCTCCCTGGCTTTGCCTCCTGGCGTACACCCAACAAACCAAGCTTTTGGTAGAAGCTTGAGTTTTGTATCAAGTATGATCGGCAGTTTTTACCAATTTGAACTGATGATGGTACGACTTTAAATATGAAACCTTGATTTTGAAAGTGATTCGTGTGTTCGTCGTGGCACGTAAAGTATGCGTTTCTGGAGTGACCATCTCCTAACCACGCTCCCAATAGATAAGGCTCGATCAACAAATCTGATTTTGAGAATTCGATTGGTTTGACTGTAGGTATGTAATATGCGTACTCGGTATACCCGTTCGACCTCAGCTTACACCAGTTACTATCTAGCAACTCCTTGGTGGTGAGAGTGCATTTTTTATGCTTTAGGAATCGATTATATGCAGTCCACTTGTGGGTTTCACTAGCGCGTATGACACTACCATCGTTAAATCTAACTTCATACATATTAGGCTCAGTGAATGTGGGAGATTCGCCAATTACTAGAGTAGGTTTACCATCACTGCCATACACGTAATCGCCAGGGTGGACATCGCCCATCCGCTTAAAGCCACTTGGTGTGAGTATTGGAGTTTCGATACACAAGTCCTTACCAGATTGCCGCGACCACTTAACAATCACATCCTTGTTGGTGTGATATTCATCAACAAGCTCTTTTTGGTAGTCGTACATCACGAATAGAGTCTGACCTCTCACGGGGTGACTGACATACACGTAATTTTCAATAAAGTACAGCGGGTCATTGAAGCACTTAGTGTATTCGATTACCTGAGCCTCAGTCAGGTCTGAAGCCTCGCCTGCTTTTTTAATTAGTGGATTTTTTGTAGCCAACAGCCACCCCTTTGAGTGTAAATAGTACTATTATTTACGACCCACATTTTCCGTGTATTCTCACCACATTCAATGGCAACACTAACACACGAAACATTTTTAGATAATACTAGACAACTCCACGACGGCACACAGCCCACTGATGCCATCACTGTATTACTACACTTAACAATTGTGGGTGCAACCCATGAGCCAATCAATCAAACACCTGCAGAGCACATTCATGGAAACCAGGGCTGTCCTCGGTGGGCAACTGTATCAAAGTCTAAGAAATCTCAGACGAAGTGGACACTAGATACCTTCTTAAAAAAAGCACACACAACTCATGGTAACAAGTATGAGTATTCTACAGTTAAGTGGACGGAGTCCGACAGCTCAAAAACACGCGTTACAATCAACTGTCCAGTTCATGGAGAATTCACACAAACGGCAGCAAATCACGTCGGCGGAAACGGTTGTCCAAGGTGTTCGGTAACAGGCGCGCTGTCCAGCGCGGATTTTATTGAAAGCACCACTCGTGTGCATGGTGATGTGTATGACTATACCCGAGTACTACACGAATGGACACTAACTACAAAGACAGACTCTAAGGTGATGATCACTTGTAGAACCCACGGAGATTTCTACCAAAAAATTGCCAACCACATCCACCTCAAGAATGGTTGTCCGAAGTGTGCCAAAACTTCTCGAACCACTCAACAGGGGTTTCTCACAAAAGCTCGCACGATACACGGTGACCGATATGATTACTCTAGTGTCGAGTGGTCGGAACAAACTAACGTTAACAGTAAAATTACAATCACTTGCATGATGCACGGACTATTCACACAAAACATCCGTAACCACATTGTCGGTAAGAATGGGTGCCCGACTTGTGCAGGTAAGACCAAACTAACAAGTCAAGTATTTGTTACCAGAGCTCGTGAGATACATGGCACCAAGTATGATTATTCACGTGTAGTCATCGGTGAAGAGTTCTTCATGAATAATACAAAACTCATTATCGGTTGTGAGAAGCACGGTGATTTCACCCAAACCGCAGCCAAACATATAAATGCTAGGACTGGGTGTCCTGGGTGCAAAGCTAGTAAAGGTGAGGCTGCAGTTCAGATGTGGTTAGATGCTCATAGCATCGCGTACACACCTCAGAAAATGTTCGATGGTTGCATCAACACTCTCACTGGGCGTAAGCTAAAGTATGACTTTTATGTACCTGAACACAATACGTGTATTGAATTCCACGGCCAACAGCACTATCAAGCAATATTGATTGGCAATAATGACCAGGTTAACTGGACACAACAACAGCACACGCGTGCTCAAGTTGTATTTGAAGAACAACGCCACCGAGATCGAGTGAAGGTGCAATATTGTGTTGATAATGACATCAAGATGTTGGTAATTGCATATACTGAAATCAAACAAGTTGATGTGTTGTTGACTAATTTTTTCTGTTTGGGTTTAGATGTGTCGTTAAAATCTGGAGTTCATTAAGTATGTTATATTAGCACCAACTACACATTTGATGGGTAGTTCAGAATTGCAATTGCTTGGTCAGGTCTCGTGGTCTCATAAAGCACATCTCCATAACACCACAGAACTCTGTGGTGTAAACGAGTATGTACATATCTAGAGTTGAATGTTATAAATAGGGGAATACACAGGAGAAAAACAATGGCTCGACTTTTAGATGTTGGTGGTGTACCCGAATTAGGTACAGCTTTCTTGCAGCCCAAACAGCAAAACAAATGGAGAATCCAATTTTTTGGAATTGGAGAACTGCCGACAAGCCAAAACTTATCGTTGCAGTGCAAAAAAGTCGATCGTCCTGATTTGACTTTTGATAGTCACACATTGCATAGATACAACTCTCGTGCTAACTATCTCGGCAAACATAAGTTTGGTGACCTTCAAGCAACATTCGATGATGACATCGGATCTAGCGCAAGTCGTGTTATCCAAGCTCAGTTGCAACGTCAACAACACTTGATTGGTGCAGAAGGTCCATACTTGGCTGCTTCTCAAGAAGGCTCGATGTACAAGTTTGCGACTGTACTAGATTTGTTGAATGGCAATGATGTCGTGTTAGAAACATGGACATACGAAGGTTGCCAAATAACATCATACAAGACCAGTGGACTTGACTATGCTAACAGTGATGGTTTGACTATTGATTTGACAATCCAAATCGATCACGCATTCCAGACATTTGCTGATAACATTAAGCCTGGTGTGATGTTAGGTGGCGTTGGCCCTTACTAATTCTCAGTAATGTAAAAATCTGCCTTCGGGCAGATTTTTTTGCACTTTCAGTCGATCAATTTGCGAAATGTTATTGTAAATGACGCGAGTAGTACCCAAAATGGAACTGATTGATACTGTTAATGTGACTCACCGCCCGTTTTTGGTCCTGCTCAATATAAATAACGCATACACACAACAAATAATATTGCATCATGAACGAACAACAACTCCGCCTGGCCAGAATGGCCGGCATTACACTAAAAGAATCTGACTACTCTGAAGAGCCTGAGATGTCACCTGAGCAAGTTGATGGTGAACTTGAACAAACTCCAGCTGAGCGACTAGCCGCAGCCCTCGCGAGTATTCCAGATGTAGACAGCATTGAAGGTTGTGAAGGTGAGATTGAAGCCCTTATTACAGCCGCAGAAGCACTCAGTGCAGCATGTGCTCCTGTCGATCAAGAGCAGGAACAAGAATCTGATGAGTTAACAGAGGGCGCATCATCGTCGTACATGTTCTCCAAAAAATCGAAAGAACTCTTTGATATCGACGAAGATACGTACATTGAGGTGAAAGCAGAATCTCCAATTCAAGCTGTAATCAAAGCGAAAGAGCTATTCAAGAAAGATGGGTATACTGGTAAAATTCACCTGGTTAGCTAATACTAACAGCATCCACAACTAAATAACCCCACACACAATGTGGGGTTTCCTTTTGGCTTCAAAATATCACCAAGGTCGCTACCGACCTCTCAATCCCAGTAAATTCGAAGGTGATCTGAACAACATTATCTTCCGAAGTTCGTGGGAGTTACGGTGCCTACAGTTCTTTGACAATAATCCTGGCATCACCAAGGTGCTATCTGAAGAAATTAAAATCCCATACTGGAATCCAGTAAAGAACAAACCTGCGAACTATTATCCTGATTTCTATATAGAGATCACCGACTCAACAGGGGCTCTTCAACGAAGGTTGCTTGAGATCAAACCTAAAAGTCAAGTAAATGAGCAGAAGAAAGAAAGCACTTACGCGCAGCTCACCCGTGCTGTCAATTACGCTAAGTGGCAATCCGCCCAGAAGTGGTGTGACGAGAGAGGGATTCGATTTCAGATAATAACTGAAGATCAAATATTCGGTGCACCTGTCAAAAAAGCTAAATAAGCTAAATAAGCTACAATCTTAGAAACCTCATGTCACTCTTAACACAAATCCTCCGAGAAATGGCTACTACCAACGAGTCTGCCGCATACGCCAAACAATTGGTTCGTGGTGAAAAATATGGCCCAGGCATTCTCAACAAATTAGATCGCTGGTTTATGGATGCAATGTTCACTAAACACAAAGACAGGTTTATTCCTACTGATGCGGCACTCAAGCAGTTAAAGCAAGCTGGTTTTAGTGATGATCAGATCTCGATAATCAGGGATGCAGCTATTTCAGCTAGTTATGTTGCTTTGGATAGGATGATAGCAAAATATCCAGAAAGAGTACCTACTAAGTATGTTTCTCGTACGAATTCCACAGCATTCCAACTCGGTGATTTGTATCTCAATGTGTCTGAGGAACTGCATGATGAATATTTGGAGCTGATGCAGAAGTTATTCGACTCAAAGCTAGACAAGCAGGCTGCTCACTTAGATATCACACCTATTGAGAAATGATTGCATTAATTTAATTAACTACCAACACATAATGTATCTCTTCCAAACTACACTACACGAATACGCACAAAGCTTGAGTGAGTCTACCATAGACCACGGACCAACAACCGGTGGGTACTGGTCTAATCTTAGATGGGTAAAGCACCGATCGGGTGTGGGAATGCCAGAAGTAACTTTATTTGGTGGGCCAGAAGGAGATACAACTGGCCATGCCTACAGAGCAGTGTTTATTAAGTATACAGACGGTCTAGATCCTAATATTCAGTTCTCGCGAACTGGCGTTCATAATCCCGATCGTGGTTCCTCGACCGTGAGATTCGGAACAAACACCAAAGATTTTACCTCACCAACAGAAATCAACCCATACCTACAATCCATCGGTCTGCCAGAACTATCCACATCTGACTTAAATTATATTACTAAGGATGCAGACAGATATCACATCCCTGTGCAGTACGAGCACAGTACCCGCGGAACGACGGTAGCATTTCCCAAAGAATTCTTTGCCTCAATTAAAGCTGACTCGAATGATGCTCAATCGTTCGTATTTGCTGCAACCCGCGCAATGAAGAAAAAACTTGACTTCATCCCTTCTCGCCCGAGCCCCATTATATCAACCGCCTTAACAAAACTGTTTAACGATATGTAACACACACGCGAGAGTGATACTAACTGCCTGTGTGGTGTGTGAAATGAAGTAAATACAGAACTTCTTGATGGCACATACAATGGCAGCACTATTCTCCACAATCATATCCAATATTACACCACTCGAGGAATCCGATTCCTCAAATACATTGAGTCAACTGTGTGACAGATTTTCGGATTCGCGACAAAGCGTGGTTGATGCTCGGACAACAACCTTCAAAGTATTCACCCCTGCCTCAACACTTGCTGTCGCAAACTCATACACTCACGAAGAATTTTCCGCTCTGATAACCAAAGATTTTGTACCAATCATTAATCAGAATATAACCTCTGCATATCAGTCACACACTATCAGCAAATTCAAAAACATATACGCTACGGTTGCCTTGAATCCTCAGACCGATTGGGAAACTGCTCGTAGTGTATTACAGAGCTTATATACTACGTGGTGTAGTGGGTTACAGCCTGCACAATAAGTACATCTAACTTTACTAACTATCAAAGTCCATAACAAATGAGCAAACTATTAAACATCCTCACAGAGATCGATCACAGAGTATTTCGTGTTGGGTCTGAACTCCACATTTCGGGTGGTGAAATTGGCATCATGGTCAATCAAACACCCGACAACTTTGAAAAAGCGGGTGAGCCATTTTCTCGCTCTACTGCAAAGATTGTGTACAAAGTAACGCACTCCAAAGACCGTTCACGAATCGGCACACTTCAGGTGCAATATGAGTCGAGAATCTATCTAAAAGAGTCAACGACATCCGCCTACAGAGATCTATTCTCTGAGCTTGATGATGAAATTCGTCTAAGGGGGTATCGATTAGAAAAGTCAGGATATCCTGTCACACAATCTCACTATACTTGGTGGGTTGAAGAGTTTTTCCGAAATTCGTCTGTCGTACCAGTTAGCATGGTACCGCAGATGATTCGACAGTTCGTGGGAGAATATCCTCTGTCGATGTATACCACGGATGTGGTTGAGAACGCTAATCCTTCCGTGCACGTGGGAAACGAGGAAAGTGATTTGTTCACAAAAGTGTACGCTCGAGTTTGGGATGGCAAATATCAGGCACTCAATCAATACCGCTCAGCAGTGACTGATGCGATCAATCGTGCATCAGGGTACGGCGGAGATTTAGACATGGCTGAATTGGTTGATTTATACATCAAGCAATACCCATTTGTAGTTGCTGAAGCACGCAGTGAGAATACGCGATCGCTGACATCACTAATCGCTCAAGCTCAAGATAGTATAATCGACATTATTCCACGCCCATCTGTATCGAGTGATATCAAGCAGGCGCTGAGATCTACACTAGGTAAACTGGATGCAGCATTTGCGCTCGCATCTCGGATAACGGAAGATGATATGAGTAGTGACGGTGATGAGTATATCGACGAAGATGATGAAGTTGTTGCAGAGCCTACTGAACAGTCTACCTCACATCCACTACGTGACTTGGCTCAACGTGGAGAACCAGCGCTGAATCTAGATTGGCTCAGCAACTTTGACATCAAGGAAGTTAAAACAGCAATCGATGAGATCGTCAGCTTTCTAGCTTCGTGTGATGATGATACTCAGATAGAGTTGTTGCGTAACGACATCCGCATACTCGACAATCTCGCCACTGCACTCAAGTCGAAAGAATCGGTTGATCAACACTGGGAAATTGCGACTCAACAAGGTTCGTGTGAACATTTGCATCCTGAATTTGTGAGCAAAATGAATTCAGCCCTGAACGCAAATCTCATTCATGAAGCTCACGATAAAAAGAAAGCTGTTACTTTTAGTGATCACAAAGAATGGACAGATGCGGCAACTACTCGTGAGATGAACATTAAACCAGGCAAGGGTGGATTTGAGGGTGCGTATTGCGGCACCTCGGGTAAACTGATGGGCATGTGGAAAAACAACAAGGGTTGGATTGCCCCCGTCGTAAAAGAAAGTGTACGCAGTATCGATGAAACCACCAAAGTAAATTCAATAACCCACAAAGAAGGAATTTTAGATCGCTATAGAATTAATGTTGGTGGTGTGGATTCACATCAACTCAACCAAATTATCGATAAAAGCAACCACGAGGATTCGTGGGCAATTAAGGGTAAGGGTAATAGATACGCTGAAGAAGATGGTAGTGAATCTGTTGGATTTAAAGAAGCTAGGTATAGGTCAATCGCATCTCGTGTGTTGAACGATTACTTCAAACGTCAGAAATCCGCTCCCCAATCTAAAAATGAAGGTACTGATACCTCAGCATATCCCCCAATTGGTGATGATAAAGGCGTCGTAATCAAGGCTGGTGATGATATCGTCTGGAGCGAACGAGGATACAAACAAACAGGAACCGTCATCGCTGATCCAAAGTATACTGGTGGGCTGAAAGTTGGTGGGCGATCGTTAAAAAACATTTACGATAGCTCCAAAACACTTAAAGTTGTGTGATCGATATGAATATATCCCACCCACTAGAGAATGTGTTTGACTTGGACTCGGGCACAACTCTTGCCACGCAACCCTCAGTACAACTTCCAGTTGTTCCAGTAGCTCCAGCTGCTAACTACGATGAGAAGGATAAGTCTATTGAGGAGCAGTTGCAAGAGGTGCAACACCAAGCAATGGAGTTAGCAGTAGCAATGAAGCTCAACATTGAGTATGCTGAGCCGCGCTCGCAAGCTCGACTGGGTGAGGTGTCTATCCAAGCACTCAATACAGCTCTCGATGCAATTAAGCAAAAGGCTGACATCAAGAAGCACAAGGACAAGATGGGTACTACTGGTGGGCTAGATTCCTTCAGTAATACTGTAAACAATACAATGATTGTTGATAGAGCAGCGCTCCTTGATAGATTGCTGGCTAATCAATAATATAGGATATGTTATGAAATTTTCTGAATATATGATACAAGAAGGTGTTTTTGATTTTCTGAGAAAATCAAAACAACCAACAAACGTTCCACTAACATCAGTAGATATTGCTCTGATACAAACGGCGATTCCTGGTCATCACATTAGCACAGATTGTGGTGATTTGTTGGACAGACCAGTACTCAATGTATACATCCATAGATCGCGGAAGAACAAACTAATCAATGGTTTACCTGCTGATTTAGCATTTCGAAAAGATTCGGCAGGAATATATCACGTTGGAATTAGTTACTATCCAAACGGGCACACAATTCCACTAACCCACGATGATAAAGCTTTCACCTCAGCCAAACAATTGCAGGATTTGTTGGGGTTGTGATGATTAGCACCCCAATCGCCACTTTTCCTGCCAACACTATAAATAATACTAAATATAGTCGTTAACCATATACAAAGGATAAATTATGTCTGTAGAAGTACTAAAGAGTTTGTTTGAAAGCGAACTTCTCACTGACGATACTAAGGTATCAATTAAAGAAGCATTTGAGCAAGTAATTACTGAAGCTAAAGAAACTGCTTACGTGGAAGTAACACAAGAGTTAACAGAAAAGTTTGCTAAAGAATATGTTGCTGATCGCGATACGCTAATCGAATCAGTGGACCAATTAGTAACTGCCGCATTGACTAAGCACATCACTGAACACAAAGCGGATCTGGAATCCTTCCGTGATTTGGAAGCAGAATCAGCAACACGCTTGGTTGAAGCAAAGGAAGAACTTGCTGTCACTGTGAAGGAAGACTTCAAAGCATTGATTGAAAAATTGGATTCATTCCTTGATATTGCGATCACAGAAGAGTTTGAAGAGATCAAGGCTGATTTGGTTGAATCTCAACGCAACGCACTCGGTGCTAAGTTGTTCGAAGGTTTCCGCTCTGAATTTGAACAATTCTATGTCCAACAGACTGGCATCGCCGGCCAATTGGAAAAACTAACATCTGCACTCCAAGAGTCACAAGCAGAAAATGCAGCACTGAAGAAGTCTCTGAATGAGTCTCAGCGTGCAGCAAAAATGTCAACAATTTTATCATCACTTGGCGGAAAGCCAAAACAAGTGATGGAAACTATTCTCGCAACTGTCGCTACAGACAAATTGCAGGAAACATACGATCGATACATCGACCGTGTAATCACAGAGGGCGCAGCATCTGCTCGTTCACTGGTGGGAAGCGAAGAAACAGAAAAGGAAACTCAAGTACTGTCTGAATCTAAGGTAGATCCCCGTAAGCTGGAACTGAAATCTGGTGATACTCAACGCAGTACCAAGCGTATTGTTAATGAGTCTATCTCAGGTCTATCAGACGAAGAAAAACGTCGCTTGCTCGCAAGCGCGGGTCTAATTTAATATTCAGAAAGGAAAATTGACCATGAATTTACTAGAAAACTGGAGCGAAGCCAAGTCCACCCTCCTGACCGGTTTGACCGGCGATACACGCTCAGCAGTTGCGCAACTGTTGGAAAACCAAAAACAAAGCATGACTGAGTCTGCTTCGGGCGGTTCTACACAAGCATCTGACATTGCTGGCTTCCGCAACATCCTGTTGCCAATGGTTCGCCGTGTGATCCCAGGTACAATTGCAACCCAATTGGTTGGTGTTCAAGCGATGAAGGCCCCTGTGTCTGTTGTGTATAGCATGCGCTACAAGTACAACGAAACAGTCGGCGCTCCAAGCACTGTTAATGCAGGCGATGAAATGTTCGGCAATGCTGAGCCAATCCGCCGCTACTACTCTGGTGATACTGACGCATCTTCTGTTGCACCAGGTGCATCAGGCTTTGGCGCCGTAAATGAGGCAAACATCAGCGGTGCTCCTACAGGTAGCGCATTCGGTGCAAACACTGGCTTCTCAAGCTTGGATGGTTGTACTACAGGTGGTTCTGGTGGTCGTATCGAAGGTTCTGGTGGCCGTAAGGTTTCATTGGAAGTCGTGTCTCAAGCCATCGAAGCAAAATCACGCCGCTTGCAAACGAGCTGGACTATCGAAGCAATGCAAGATATGAACAGCCAACACGGTATGAACATCGAGACTGAGATGACTGCTGGTATGTCTGCAGAAATTATCTCTGAAATCGACAATGAAGTGATTAGTGATCTGTTGGCACTTGCTGGCACAACCGCAACATGGAACGGCGCACTTGCTGCTTCTCCATACACACCAACATTTGCCGGCGATCGCTTTGCAGCTCTTGGTACAATCATCAACGCAGTTGCAAACGAGATTGGTCGTAAGACACGTCGCGGTACTGGTAACTTTATCGTTGTGTCACCAATGATTTTGTCAGTGTTGCAAAGCGCTTCTAAGTCGGTGTTCGCACCTGCTGTTGAAGGTTCATTCAAGGGCCCTAACAACACTATGTTGGCAGGTACATTGAATGGTTCTATCAAAGTATACACATACTTGTGGAACCAAGCATCTTCTACAACTTTCGGTGGATCTGGTGATGATGAGATCTTGGTCGGTTTCAAAGGTGGCGAGGGTCAACAAGACGCTGGTTACTTCTACTGCCCATACATTCCATTGATGAGCACTGGTGTGGTTATGAACCCTGTTACATACCAACCATCTATGTCTTTGCTGACACGTTACGCAAAAGCAACGTTCACCAGCACAGCAACATCTCTTGGTAATTCAAGCGACTACTACGGCAAGATTGTAGTGAATGGTTTGAACTTCGCATAATCCATAATGCACCAAAAAGCCCGCATTGAATGCGGGCTTTTTTTTACCATGAGGAAAGTCTGTAGATTAGTAGGACATTGAGATCGTAGTGACCACCATCATAAATATACCATAATCTCACATACAAACCCACAAAGCTGCCATCCAACTTATCA